CCTCTTTCCTTTGAAGAGTCAGTTATGGGTGTTGCTGGGAAAAGATTTATAGATCCACTCCCAATGAGTACCGGCATGGGTTTTCCTGTGTTTGGGAAAAAACAGAAATGGTTTACAGACATCGTCGAAAATGGTGTCTTAGTGAATCGAATCCCCCATGATTGTGTCAAGACTGAGTATGAGCGAATGCTTGAAAGTTGGACCAATGGAGAGCGGGCTTATCCAGTTTGCTCTGCCACATTGAAAGACGAACCAACAAAATTAGATTCTGAAAAGGTGCGAGTTTTCCAAGCCGCGCCTGTTGCCTTGAGTTTGCATATTCGGAAGTATTTTCTTCCCATTCCTCGCTTCTTGAGTCAACACCCAACAGTTTCTGAGTGTGCAGTTGGTATGAACAGCTTTAGCCCTGAGTGGGAAACAATAGTGAACCATGCATTTACGCATGATGCTGAAGATGGGGTCCTAGCATGGGACTATTCTAAGTATGATGTGCGAATGAGTTCTCAAGTTGTCACTGCTGTTCTGGGACTGTACATACAGTTGGCAGAACTTGCTGGTTATCAAGAGCGCGATCTGTTTATAATGCGCATGATGATCAGTGACATAGTCCATCCTCTTCTGGACTACAACGGTGTTCTCCTAATGGCATTCAATATGAATACGTCAGGCAACAACATTACCGTTAATATCAACAGCACAGCAGGCTCTCTCTACGTGAGAATGGGCTTGTTTGATGCCATCCCTGAGGTGGAGGACTTCAGGGGCACCATGGCTTGTATGACTTATGGGGATGATTTCATTGGAAGTATTAAGAAGGACTATCATGATCGCTTCAATTTTGAAGTGTATCAAAAGTTCTTAGCAAGACATCTAATGAAAATCACACTCCCAGACAAAGGATCATCTTCTAGTGCTTTCATGAGCATTGAGGATGTGGATTTTCTTAAAAGAAAGAGTAATTTCATCCCAGAAATCGGTAGAAGTATCGGTAAGTTGGATGAAAACTCTATTTTC